TATACGCCACTCTCCGAGCATCCAGAACCGTCTGTCGCACCTACAATAGCTGCACTCACACAGTCCTCAACGACTACTGCCGTTGTACCACATCCATGCACATAAGGCAAGGGATTTTTTCCGTATCTTTTCCACTTAGGTAACTTTTTTCCTAGTGCTCTACCTGTAGCGTCCACCATAATATTGTTATGGACTACAGGAAATACGACACGATCTTCTTTTACATCATACAATAAGTCTTGTTCCACAGACCACAGTCTCCACTTGTAGCAGAAGTCAGAGATACGAATGTAACTCTTGACTATCCACTCAGGTTTCTGAAAGGGTACTGCTTCTGTTTCTTGTGCAGTGCTGCCCAGTGAGTTACGTATGTCATCCGTAGTTAGATGCACACGTGACCCACCAGACACACTACAACCTGCCTTGTAAC